ACTGTCTGCCCCGAAGTTCTGCTCCGTATGATTGAAATATATCGTACCGTCCGGAACCAGGGATGACATAATCTGTCCTTATCTGAAACGAACGGCGTTCCAATCAAATAATTGAAAGCTACATTTCGATTGAATTTATATTTTTTACGACCTTGTAGTAGTGTCTTTAAACCTACACGTTATCTGTGACGGGATTGACCGACATCAATCCAAAACCAGTACCCATGGGATAGGGGTTCCTTTCCTGGCAGCGAACGGCCAAGATAATTTCATCGTTCCACCCCCCACGAACCAGCTAAATAAGAATAACAAACATGTCTCAAAATATTAACGAATTTGAATTGATTGAAAATAATATCAAAATTGAAAATGACATGTCTGTTGAAGGAAATGATTTGTTGGAGGGTATTTGTTTAGTGTGTGAATATCCAATGAGACACTGTATGTGTTATGAACGGAGGCCGAATTCTCAAGAAGAATATGATGATGGAGAAAATTGGACTACTACTACGAGCTCGAGCCTCAACCAAAGTGATTCGGGATCAGGGCGTTCCACGTCTTCGATTCAAGAGACGACGAGTTCTGAAACCGTATCTAAAAACTCAAGAAATTCTTTGAGCGATTCTTGTGATCACTGTGGTAAGCGTTACCACACGCGTGAAAATTGTTTCAAGTTAAATCCCTGTAAGGAGTGTGGCAAATTAGGCCATAGTGCAAGTCGCTGTTTCAACCGTACTAAATCGAAGAAACAGAAAGGTGAAGGAACTCGTGGTTCTAAGTCGAGTTCTTTATTGGATAAATCTTATCAGGATGCTGAAGATAAGAATAATGCAATGATGGATGCTTTGATTGAGGAAAATGCTAATCTTAAGGAAGCTATGAAGGATAAGAAGGATGAGGCGAAGGAAAAAGATGATGACCTCAAACAAATGCATGCTAAGCAGTGGCGTTTTTCTGGATTGGAAAATATTAATTTCATTCCTCCTAAGTTTACTGATAAACTTCCCCCAATGCCAACATTGGGCTCTTTGAGTTTCTCGAAAGAGAAATTTTTCTCATTCTTTAAGAATGTTACTGAACCTGTTCCTGGGGTTGCAGAACTTGAAGAGATGTTGGAAGAGAGAGATAATGAAGCGTCTAATGTTGAAGAGGAGATTCTTGTTCCTTCTGAAGAAGAAAAAGATAGTTTCTCG